TCTAAATTAGCTATCTCGCTCGGCATCTTCTCATCTAATCTCTCCACTTTGCCCTCCAACTTAACTACTTTATCGTGCATTTCTTCGCTCTTTTTTTCGCTTTCTATGAACTTATTATGTAGGTCTTTAAAGAAGTATCTTACTACTCCAAAAAGTACCGTTATAAGTGCCACGAATATGTAGTTAGGTGCTTCCATTAGTCAACTAATATTTCAGTCGGCAATCCTAAAGCCTCGCTATACTCGTCAAATTTAATAACAAAAAAACTTTCTTCATTATAAGTATGTTGACTTGCAACTACTAATGTTTGAGTAACATTACCCTCAATAGGAATAAAATTATTAGCGTTGTTAATTGTTTGAATAGCGTTATTTACTTCTGCTATTGTGTTGAATTTATATCCGTTCATTTTTAGTATATTAAATAGTAATTATTAATAATTGTTTCTATTGCTACCCTATTAGCTGAATTATCTGTGTTGTAAGCTCCGAAACAGTTGATTGCACCGTTTAGCCAAGAACCAGTAAATTGTTGACCTAATTGCAACCCTTGGTTTCCAAGCGACCCACTTCCAGTTGCAGTATTTCCAACAACGCTATTTTGAAAAGTCGACATAAAACTGGCTGAATTTGAATGATTAGATAAAAGCCTTAAGTTTGAATCATTTTTTTGTGGTGGGTTTCCTATAATTACAGCACTTATTGCATAAGAAATGTTATTTAAACCTCTATCTACAAATGTTCTAGACGTAGCATTTCCTGCATTGGATTGATTATGTACTACTCCACCAACCCCCGACGAATCACATTGCGAAACGGAGAAATAACTTACATTAGTAATGTTAAGAAACGCAGAAGACCAATTAAATAGATTGTCATTACTTCCATCGTATTTAATTGATACAAACCCATTTCTAGTAATTAATGCACCCGCTGAAACGATTTGAGGTTGTTGCGTTGCAGTTGCGTTAGTTACATTCTTAGTGCCTACTTGAGTGTACAATGTAGTAACAAAACCATTTCCAGCACCTACAAATGAAAGTAAACTTGTAGTGTCTAATAAATTATCAACAAAGTTAATGTCTTGTTCAGCGTTGTCTGATGACCTTCTTACACGAATACAAGCACCCGTATAAGCATCAAATCTTTTTACGAGTTCATACCATACTACTGGATTTCCATAAGCATCTAATGAATAAGGATTAGCCAAAACACCACTACCAAACAAACTATTGTTAGGTCTAAATCCGTAACCGTACATCTTAACCGATAATTAAAGCAACAGAACCACTAACTAAGTCAACTCCGCTAAATTGAACACCGTTTAAAGGTCTTATATATGCACCAGCTTTCACAGCAGTTGCAGCAGTTGATATGTAACTAGATTTAACATCAGAACCTGCAACCTTAATTGCGTTAAATACCGTATCTTCTAACACGAAAATTCCGTCTATTACTCTTGTAACTTCTGTTGCATCATTAACAATGTACACACCTTTGTTTGCTACTAATTTGTCTAAATTTGGTAAACTCATTTTTTTTTTTTTATAAAGTTATTATTCTATAATTTATGTATAAATCTATTGTACTATCTCCTACTGTTGAATTACTACCACCATCTACATATATCGGTTGATTTTCAACAAGTGCATCAGGTTTACTTGAACCCTTGTCAAAAGTCTGTATAGTTGATGATGTCCTATTTAAAATGTCATTAGCAGTTTCGTATTGAATAGCACTTGATGTCGAAGTGTAAATTGCTAAAGAGCGAGAAGCACCAGCATCAAAAGTAACCGTTCCGTAATTAAATTTTAAAAAAGCACTAATAATCTCAATTACCTTACCAGCACCAGGAGCAGGTATAACACTAATTGGAATAGTGCTAATAGTCTTAATTTGAGCAGCAGTTAAACTAATCTTAGTATTTAATATAAACTTACCTCCATGAATAGACTTAGTGTCATATGTTGCACCATTCCACTCAGACACGTTGAATTTATCTTGAACTTGTAGCTCTGATGCTTTACCCGTTAACTCACTTATTTTCTTTACCGCCATCTATTTTGCTTAAATATATTTCTAACTTCTTAACGTTTTCTTCTTTTACTTTGTATTTCTTTTGCTTCATAAATACCAATTTGTTATTTGACCGTTACCATGATTAGGGTAGATGTCGTTGTTACTATTGCTTGTATATTCTGGAAAGTTAGATTGATTGTAAACCATGTAATCAACAAATCTTTGTGAATAATTTTCAGCTAATGACCTAGACTTTTGAATTAAAAAATCAACTTCATTTTTATCAACCGTTTCTGCATTTTCGCTAGTAGACTTATACATTCCTTTATTAGTAACGTTGTAAGCTGCGAAAGGTAAATATTCGACCATAGCCCAGTGAATAAGCATTGGTTTAACGTACGTTTCTAATAACGTTAAATAAACACCCGTTAACGTTCCTGCTACTATATCAGTTTTAATCTTATCTAGCAAATCAGTGCCTAAGTAAGCCTGTAGATGAATATCTTGAGCGATTTTAACGAATTGTAAAAGTTTATCTGAATCTAAATTACCATCTACAAAAGTAAATCGTTTTAAATCTATTGGTTTTATAAGTAATGCTTCTGCCATCTTATTTTACATCTGAGGGTAAATTCTTATTATTAGGACTAAATCCTTTCAATGGTAAATTCTTAGGGTAAATAGAAACTTCAAAAGGGTTTGTAACTTTGAAACCTTTAATCTCTGCTGCTCTTGTTCCTATTTCTTTAAATTCGTTTGAATCTTGATTTATATCTAGCATCATTGTAACACGTTGCCATTTATGGGAGCATCGTGCACCCCCCTTGAAGCGAAACAAATCGTATGTATCAGCTCCGAATTCTCCAAAACCTTTGTTAACTGGTTGAGTACTCATTTTATCTATATCTTCTTTACGATATAATTTATTAGCAGTCATCATAGCTTTACAAAAACCTCGTTCTGGATTTTTACCCGTATATTTATAACGTACTTTAAAGAATTTATCTTTAACTAATTTATCTTGTGAACTTCTAGCAGTTGGTCTTGCCGTACCAGTTGAAACAAATTTAACAGCTTTAGATAATAAACTTTCTTTGTTTAGTTTACTTTCTATTTCATCATTCATTAACTCAATATGACTGTTTAATGTTTCTTCATCTTCTAACTCTACATCTCTTTCGTCTAACACTATCCAACCATCTTGCTCCATTGGTTCGCCTAAATCGGCTAAAAACGTATCTAAATCGAAGTGACTAGACATTTCAACATCGTTTTGATTCTCATCTTTAACACCTCTTTCGTCAAATTCTAAAGGTTTTAACGTTTGAAAGTATAAGTTAAGACTAATTCCATTATAAGCTAGTATCTTATCGAAAGCATCACATAATGTTTCTTGCATTGGTCTAATAACCATGTTATCGAATAACACAAAACTATTTTTTAATTCGTCTGCATTAGATGAAAATCCATTAGTTGAAGCAATACCAAATAATAATGGACTTGTAACGTTATGACCTAACATAATCTTACGCAAACACTCCTCACTTAAATATTGGTAATGTTCTGGTGCATCGTTTAATGGAATGTCGTCTATTGTTGTGGATGCCTCTTTATTGTCATTAAATGATACAATTAACTTAGCACCTTTAGAACCTGTTAACTTATTTGTTACACTTCTATATATTTCAGATTGTTGTTCTGGAGTTCCAGAACCATTATTAAAATTGATTAGCTTTTGAGCAGAAAAACCAGTCTGAACTAAATTAATTAAATAATCACTTACTTCTTCTTCTAACACTGCGTAAGGCAAAGCACCCATGTAATCAACATTAGCAAAATACTTCATACCTACCGAATAAGGTTGAACGTAAAGTATTTCAACATCTTTAGAACCAAAACCGAAAGCATCTAATCGTTTAGGTACATACGTTTTAATATCACTCCAATCATCAGAATAGTAATATGCCTCAATTTCACCATCTTTATTGCACTTCTCAGGTCTTAACAAGTGAACTGGTATATGAAATACTTTCTTAACTGTTTTTCTGTCTTTTGAATAGTGAACTTGCATAGCACATTGGCCTAGCATTTTAAGTTCTAACACTAATTTGCGTACATCGTCTTTAGAAAACATTGACATAAACTGAGCGTACTCGTTTGGCTTTCTATTACCATCTAAAGCACCTACACCATAACCGTAAACAAGTCTAGAAATATTGTTTATAATAGCGTTATTAGTTGTCGAATTTCTATACCTATCTATTAAAAATTCAAAGTAATTGTTATCATCGCCATAGTTTACCCACTCGTTGCGTTTATCTTCTTTAATTTCGGGTGCTGTATAGCTAGAAAGTTCTACTATTTTAATATTGTCGTTCATCATAGTGTTATATAATCGTTGTTACTAGACTTATTAACGTAAAAATTATCGTTAATTGAGTAGTTAGTTTGATTAGTACAGAATATTCTATTATAATGTTTAATAGTGCTTGTTGTACTTGCACCGTCTAATTCTAAAACATCGTTTGATTCTGTTAGTATTTCGTTATAACTTTCATCTTGCAAAGTGTTTAAAGTACCACCTTGTTGAATTTTGAAAGTATAAAAAGTATTTTCTTCTAAAGTGAAGATAGCATTAATAGTAGTATAGTAACTATCAACAGAATAACTTGTAATAGTTAAGTAACTTATTTCTTTTGTAGTTTCGTTAGTAAGTTGTATTACATCGATATTAGTTACAGCACTTCTAACTGTAACCTTTAAACTTTGTAAATTTGTACTTGTAGTTAATACTTGCATACTTATTAACGAAAAAGTTTAATTTTTGTTTCACATTAAATAAATTACATTATATTTGTTGAAATATTTAAAACATATAATTATGAAAAAATTATTATTTATTTCTGTTATTACTTTACTATCATGTAATAAAGAAGAAATTAAACAAGG